ATGTTAATAACAACAGAGCCATTAATATCTTACGAAGTTTCGCGGTCATCAACCGCGGCCCATTACCGTCGCCCGCGTATTGTGGCGGGAATGATGTTACTTATCGCGCTATTCAGCACCTCAGCGTGGTCAACTTGTACCCGAATTACGAAGCAAAGCGAGCTGGGTGCCGGTGATGGCACGGCAGAACAATGGTCGGGTTCACTGGATAACAACAACGGATCGCTCGGTCTACCGGGTATTATTGACCTCAGTACCAATGCAAATTTTCAACCCGATGGCACACTATTGGCGGCAGCGACATCTGACTTTACCACTTTTGCCATGAATAACGGTTATAACCCTGAACAGGTGCTATTTCGCTGTGCAGCAGCCGATGTAGATCAACTGTTCGAGATGTATGCCACTAACGGAGACAATGCCTTTTCTGGCCACAATGAAGATGGCGCCATTGGCGGCAATGTTCCCTCGGGTTATGCCACCTATGTGAGCAACGTTGTCATTAGGCACACAAACCTATCCACTGGTGAGTATTACTCTCGGTTCTGGAAAGGGCGGCGCTTAACCGATCTTGATAAAGACAGCACTGGCCGTATTTTAGTCAAAGCGAAGAATTTCAGTAATTTGTATACCGAGCTATTTCGTATTGATTATGCCCGCGCCGGTACTAACAATACGCCATCTTATCTCTATAAGTATACCCAACCGAGCGCCTATATCGCGTTTAGAGGACCTGGCCTTAGTGGCCCGGTTGAAGGAACTGACTCAAACTCACTCTTTCCCGGTTGGTATGCTAACTGGCCGGCCTCCATTGGGTTGTACAATTATGTTACTTTCCGTCGAACCACGATTTGTGCGGTGACCAATTTTACCCCTACGGTAGTATTACCCGGAATTTCGGTAGCAGAACTGAATACAGGCCATACTAGCTCCGCCGATTTTAGTATAGATTTTCAGTGTCAGACCGGTATCACTTCCGGCGTGACTTCTGGTACGGTAGCAATGGGCTTTCTGGTGCCCGCAGCCAATGTCGCCAAAGCACAAGCGTTGGGATTAATAAACGGCAGTGGTGGCATCAGCCATTTAGTTTCTGATAATTACGGTGCGGCCGGTATGGCGAGTGGGGTTGGCATCCGTATCTACCGTAACAATAGCCCGATTTATTTGTTGTCAAAAAATGTGACTCAAACAGGTAATAATGGTGGCTGGTATGGCATCTTCCAAGGCGCACAACAGATGACCGGCAGTGTGACTGGGGGGAATAGCTACACAGAGAATTTTCGGGCTGAGTTAAGCAAAATCAGCGGGCAAACCGTGACACCAGGAGCAGTGAATGCGCATGCGCAAGTGGTTATACGTGTCCAATAATGTGATTTTAAAACATATGAATAGTGGGATAAATGGCTTGCTTCTTTTGCTCATTATGGCCTGTAGTGTACCGGCCATGGCGAGTGTGATTGCGGAAAGGACACGTATTATCTTCAGCGAAGGCAGCACTGAAGAGTCACTGCAACTGGTTAACAGCAATAGTTATCCGGTGGCAGTACAAGTCTGGGTGGATGATGGTGATTTGATGGCAACGCCGGAGAAGGCTATTTCCCCAGTATTAGTATTGCCCCCGTTATTTCGGCTACAACCGCAGGCACAGCGTAGTCTGCGATTAATCTTATCGGGAGCCAGTAAATTACCTACTGATAGGGAATCTGCATTTTGGCTAAATGTGTACGAAATCCCACCCAAAGCGGCCCCTGAAACCAACGATGAGTCTTTCGTCACGCTGGCCCTGCGCATGCAATATAAAGTATTTTATCGGCCTAAGAGTTTACTCGCACCGAGCGATACTGTTGGCAAGGCATTAACCTTTACCTTAGTACGTAATGGCGATACCGCTTTAGTCCGGGTTGATAACCCAACCCCTTATTATGCGTCATTAGCCTCGCTGGCACTTGGTTCCGCTGAAGGGTTAGCGGATATGGTTGCGCCTTTTTCAAAACTCGATTTTCCGCTCAACCGCTCACCACTCGCAGGCAGCAACACCGTCAATTTTGATTTAATTGATGATTTAGGTAACCGTAATGCCTTTAGCAGCGATATAAAGTGAAAAATTGAATGAATAGAAATATAGTTATTATTCCACCTTCATTTCCAATGCAATATCAGATTGCATGATGCATCCTTCAATAAAACTTTCAGCGACTTGTAATTGACGTCTAATTTCCCGTTCATTACATTTTTTTAATCGGGCAATAGAAGCTTTCGATTGCCCGTAAACATAATGACGAAGAATAAGCTCTAATTCTTTTTCTCGCGAGGCTCGTTGTAAATCCCCTATCGTTCTATCAATGGCTAATCCGTCATTATCGCAACATGATTCAGCTGATTTGTTTTTTGTTACCAATCCCTTAAACCCACTAGCGATATGCGGATAATCCAGCTGAGAATTCTCTCTAGCCCAAATGCCCCAGCGGGTCAAGACCGTTTGAATGTCACTCATTACTTATCTCCTTTTTATATTTAAACGCCTTTTTATTTATTCTATTAATATCACCCACAAAAAAAGACCTCACTAATTAGCGAGGTCTATTAATTAACAAGAAAGAATTTTTATATTAATAAGATTGAGAAATAATAAATATATCCATGATGTGTTAAACCACGATTAACACCTTACAAGAGTTTTTTCGGGCCGGGGTAGTATTAATTTAATAAATTTTCACCCCATAAAACACATAGGCGTTTAGATAGAAAAGTCAATACATCCTTACCCGAATTCCGAGCCATTTACGACAGATAGCTAACTAATTACATAAAAATAAATCATACCAATATAGCCAGCCAAATAGACAGATTATGTTATTACTGAGCAATATAAGTTACTGTTTGAATCCAGATATACCCTTTTCGGCTCGCCATTTTTTATTTCAGCTACAATATCCTCAGGACTGTTCTCTCAATTGGACGAAAGGTGTCCGCCCCTCTCTCATGGTCGATATATTCTGTACTGACCACGGCCAAATAAACGCACAGCGAGATACATGATTTCTCTCCGGCACCACGGCACACCGAGCACTCGCATTCCATCCAGAAAAATCCTATCTGCCTCTTTCTTGGTTCGCAATGCATTATCGTACAGGTAGTCATGAATAATAGCCGCTTTGGCATAGCGCCCATGTGGTGGGAAGATAACCCAAAAGATACGAGGCACACTCGCAAGGTCTGTCACGTATCCCGCAGGCACTTTGATCACACTATCGGGAGCGTCTGTTAACCAAAACTCAAAGGGTTCAATCAGCCTCCAGCGGTAATCATCTTGCATTTCCAACACTGCCGGAGTCGTGAATTTACTCATGCTATATCATCTCCCAACCGATTTTATATGCTCTTATACCTTCAAGCGAATTAAGTGCTACGACATCTTCTTTCATTTGCCGCTGGTGTTCGTGGATTTTAAAACCTTGAGTGACCATAGCCTGTCGCATGTCGTTATAAAGCGCCGCCAACAGCTCTTTTGTTGCAGGAACATTGTTGTTATCCGCATCTGTCCAAAGAAACCATCGGATACCATGATCCATTATATTACGGTGTCCTTCTCCCATGTTTTATTTCCTTATTTAAGTTTTTATAATTAACAAGAATTTTTACTGCTAAATATATTTACCTCACCCCCATTATTTAGTTATTTAAATGCTATTGGTTTTTTATTATTCGAGTTACCACACCCACAACAATAATTTTTCGGACCGTGATAGCATTAATTTAATAATTGTCACACCTCTGCATTGAGATACGAAAATCAATACACCCGCCCCCCGAACCGCGGGAGTTAACACCACATAATTGATTCAGTATTTACATAAAAATTAATCAGACAAATATAAACCGCCAGAAGGGCGGCCTATATTTTTACTTAACGATATAAGCTACTCTTTGAATCCGGGCTTGCCGTTCTCGGCCCGCCATTTTTTTATTTCACTCACGACACCTTCAGGACTATCATCCTGATGAGCTTCTGGGTAGTAGATAAGATCAGACCCGGCAGGATGTTCACATAGCCTTTTAAATTTAAGAAGGTTTTGAATATCGTCTTCTTCAGATGTATTTTCCACCTTGAACAGTTTTTTTACGAACTCTAAAAACTCAGATTCCGTGTAATCAGATATAGTGTTTCCTTCCATATTACTTCACCTCTTTATGAATTTTTATATGCCTCTTAGGCGTTAACACTCTAATATTATCAATATCGTAAACGGCACCACCTTTACTGACTGCACATGATGCAGTTCATGTTTTACCCGACCACCTACTTGCTCACTTTCTCTAGGCGATGGAGCCTTGCCATTCTTAATATTCCCTAAATTACCAGATTTAAACTGTTCCGATAAAGTTGGATCTTTAGATATTTCCAACCATAAAGCCCTACGAAACTCACCAAAACTACTGAACTTCATGCCACGTAATTTATCGGCAATCTGTGCCGGGATCGGTGCTCCCAGCCACTAATAAGCCGGGAACCAAATGATGTAATAAATAGAGCATTCATATTTAACCGAATAATTAATAAAGAAAATATAAACCGCCAGAAAGGCGGCCTATATTTTTACTTAATGATATAAGTTACTCTTTGAATCCGGGTTTGCCGTTTTCGGCTCGCCATTTTTTTATAAATTCAAGAATACCTTCGGGACTATTATCAACATCTGAAGCGGGATAAAATAGCACTCCATTCCCATGAGGATGCTCAATGAGCATTACAAAATGATGAATAAGAGCATCATGCTCCTTCTCTGAAACGTCTACAGCCCAAATTTTATTTAAAAAAGCCAAAAACTCGCCTTCGGTATATTCGGTTATACTATTTTTTAATTCCATTACCCACCTCCATTCTCTGAATGAATATTTATATGTCGTTTGGGTGTCATTACCCTTATATTTTCAATATCATAAACTGCACCATCATCACGAATAAATTTAACATGATGAAGTTCAAACTTCACCCTTCCTCCTACCTGCTCGGTTGGTATTGGATATGGAGCATAACCACGTTTCATTCTATTCTGGTTCAACGGTGAGAACTGCGCAGCCAATTCAGGATCATTCGCAACCTCCTGCCAAAACGCTGCCCTAAATCTATCAAAACTATTGAACTTCCTGCCACGTAATTTATCGGCAATCTGTGCCGGGATCGGTGCTCCCAGCTACTAATAATCTGATGACCAAATGATATAATAAATGAGTATTTATATTTCAGCGACTAATTAATAAAGTAAATATAAACTGCCAGAAAGGCGGCCTATATTTTTACTTAATGATATAAGTTACTCTTTGAATCCGGGCTTGCCGTTCTCGGCCCGCCATTTCTTAATGAATTTAATAACTCCCTCGGGGCTATCCTCCACTCCAGCCTCAGGATAATAAAGGATATCAGTACCATTAGGGTGTTCTGTAATTTTTACAATATGATTTACAAGTTCGTCATGCTCCTCTTCTGAAGAGAATTCACCAATAAATAATAAATTAATCAACTCTAGAAACTCATTTTCAGTATAGTCTGTTAACTCTTTTTTAAGTTCCATATTATTTCCCTCTATTTCCGGAGTGAATATTAATGTGCCGTTTCGGTGTCATGATTCTTAGGTTTTCAATATTGTAAACCTCTCCTCCATTATTTATAAATTTAACATGATGAATTTCATATTTTTTCCTATCACCAATTTGCTCTATGGAAGGTGGGTATGGGGCTCGTTGATTTAGTATTTCGACGTAGTTAGTTTTATTAAACTGCCCAGCCAATTCAGGATCATTCGCAACCTCCAGCCAAAATGCTGCCCTAAATCTATCAAAACTACTGAACTTCCTGCCACGTAATTTATCGGCAATCTGTGCCGGGATCGGTGCTCCCAGCCCCTTACCCGCCTCTGCCAACCAAACTCCTGCAACTTGCTGCCCACGACCGGTTACTTCACCCGGTTCATCCCGTGGCGTTTTAAAATAAATATACACCGGTTCCAGCCCTGACTCTGCCGGGAACCAAATGATGTAATCGTGGAAATCACCCTCTTCCAGAGCCAGAAATATTAAGCCCGGCTTGGTCGCCAGGAAGGTGATATCAGCCCCGGTATGCGGCGGAACAACCGGTGCACTCGGCGGTTGTGGCAGTACCGAGCTGATATCCATGCCGGGCGGTTTTGCTGGCGTAAAAATAAAGGTGCGTGGCGGCTGACTGTCGGTGGTAAAAGTATAAACACCTTTTGATTGCTCAAATTGGGCAGTGGCAACTTTTACCTTAGCGGCAATATTTGCAGCACCGGTTTTTACTGCATAAACATCCGTCCAATCATCCTTTTCGGACATCAAAATTCGGACAGGCGAATCTACTTCACCTTGCTGTGGTAACGGCGCGCCAAGGGATAACCCTATGTCCCTGAGAGAGAAACTACCGACTAATGGCGGCTGACTTGTGCCTTCCCTGTCATTATCCGAATAGAAGCCCGCACCAATGATGACCGCCATTGGATCAGCTAACGAGCTGGTGTCCATGCTGCGAAATCGCTCCGATACCCGCCGCAATGAGGTACCTAAATGATTAGCGACCTGAGGACTTAATGTGATAGCACCCGCACCCCCCACGGCAAAACAGGGAGGATATGCGTGGCCTCGCGGATAAGCAGGTAAGGAGAAGGTATTTTGGGGAGTGACCGCCTGCTGCCTGGCAAGGTAGGCTGCCGCTTCTGCGGCCACCCGTTCGCGCTCCACTCGCTGCTGCCATTCAGCTACTTCTGCCGCCCGCTGATCGTCCTTAATTCGCCAGCGTTCTGTGACGTTTGCATCCCATTGTTCAAACTCAGCACGCGGCTGCCATTTTGTGGCTTCCGCCGTCAGTCGTGGGTTTGCAACTCGCTGCTGCCATTCAGCTATCTCTGCCGCCCGCTGCTCGTCCTTAATTCGCCAGCGTTCTGTGACGTTTGCATCCCATTGTTCAAACTCAGCACGCGGCTGCCATTTTGTGGCTTCCGCCGTCAGTCGTGGGTTTGCAACTCGCTGCTGCCATTCAGCTACCTCTGCCGCCAGCCGGGCTTTTTCAACTCGCTGCCGCTCTGTGGCTTCTGCTATTTCAATATCTGCATAAACACGCTGTTGCAGCTCTAATAGCCTTTGTTGTTTAGTTCTTAGCTCAGCAATCCCCTGATTTATGTGGGGGAGTGATCATTTTAACATAGCTTAGGGAGAGTCTGATTTAGGCGGGAAGCCTTGAAAGGAGCGACTTGCGGGGCAATTCAACGATTTTGCATGGACATCGAAAAAATAATCAAAAGTACGATATTTTGCATTCTATTTTGCACAATTTAGATCATCGTTCAAACCATTTTAATCAGATCTTAAACAACGTTTAAAAAAGATGATTGCGTTACCATAATGCAATCATCCAACCTTCTTCTGCGATTGGTCGCCAGAGTTATTTTCTACACAACTTTCAGATGCCCCTTTTTTGGCTTCGTGTAGTGCCATCAGGCGCTCCTTCTCTTCAGTTGGTAACTGTAATAGTTCTATATCGAGAGAATTCGCAGTAACCAGCTCGACAATGCCATCAACCCCCTTCTTGTGTATCACTCTTAATAAGGCATGTGCTTCATTTTCATCAAGAGAGTCAAGCACTGCTAGCCAAGCGCTAGTTAACTTTCCTCTAGCTTTATATTCTTTTTCAGCCTCACTGAGATTATGGTTAGTGGCGGTGATCGTGTTAGTCATTGATCCATATGCTAACCAGTCAAGGCTAACGCGCTCCTTATGTGCAATTTTTTGCATGGCAGTAAAAGCAGGTTCAGTGCTCTTGGTTAAATAATTATTTAACGTGGAGAAAGATAGCCCCCAGTCTCTTGCCGCTGCCCGCACACTCCTGGTACCAACAAGCTCCCTCAAACGCTCTTTGAGTTTTTCTTTTCCTTCAGCCTCAAAAGTAAATTCTTTTACTTTACTACCAATCATTTTCTTTTCCTTTTAACTCTTTGATTATTAATAGTTATTCACAATTGAAATCAATTGATCGCAATAAGAATCAAAGAAAGTCATATTTTTACTTTACGTGACCAGCATTCGGATCAATACTCTATCCATACGGATAACCCTTACGGCTTATCCGCACGGTTCAACTTTTTAGGGTAATCGAATGATGAATAGAAATGAAGTGGCTTGTAGTGATATGCACCGAATAGATATCGTTGCATCGTTACATAAACAAGGTGTAACCATGCGAGACCTGTCTATTGAGGCCGGTTTAGCCGCAGATACTCTCAAAAACGCTCTGTATCGCCCTTACCCAAAAGGGGAGAAAATCATTGCCCAGGCATTGGGTTTAGAACCTGTGAATATTTGGCCTAGTCGCTACCCAGCCTTAACTCGTAGGGTGGCTTAACATGTTTCTTTCTGTGAATGAACTGATTGGGTTACCGGGTATGCCTGGGACTGCGCCAGGTGTTAGGGCTGCGCTTAATAAGCTAGCGGGAAGTTCACTGGAATTGAAACGTAAACGCGCTGGTACCAAGGCATTTGAATACCATATTGATTGCCTCACAGAGCAGCAACAAGACGTTGTTCGTGAACGTCACCTTAACTCTCTGTTAGCAGTAGAAAAAAAGTCCGTTAAATCGGCAGTTAATAGCGATTTAAATCCAAGAGTTAAGCCTAAGCATGAGCTCGATCTTATGCGCCAATGTCCAGCCCTGTTGCAGAGAAGCACTAACAACCTGACCACGTTACAGCGTGATATTGCTGATGCCCGCGCTACTTTAGTGATTGAGGTTTTTGCTTTACAAAATGCAGGGTTGTCGCGCATTAGGGCCATTAAATACATTTGTGACCAGTCACAATCTAATACCTTGCCTGAGAAATTACAGAAAGCAGCAGCAGTGGCCAATGCCCGTAAAGGTCTGCGCACGGGTGTCAGTACCCGCACCCTCAATGGTTGGGTGGTTGATTATGAACGTGCATCAAACTCAGCAGAGCGGCTGGTTTTACTGGCTCCAGGGCATAATAAAGGTAAACCGGTGGAGCGGATGAAATGGATGCCTCTGTTTATGTCCCACTACCGCACCACTAAAGGGCTAACCATCGCGGCTGCTTACAAGGAATTTGATAAGGCATGGAAGGCGCAGTATGTCGACCAACCCGCCATGCGCGATGCCATACCGTCTGTTCATGCTGTTCACCGGGCTTTAGACAAGCTGCCGACTATCGTTAAACAGCGCGGCCGTGTTACCGGCTCTGCCAAGCGGGCGCTGAATACCTATGTTAAGCGTGACTGGTCACAAATGCCCGTTAACGGCGTTTGGATTGGTGATGGCCATAGCATGAAGATGAAGGTGGCCCACCCTGACCATGGTCGTCCATTTACGCCCGAAATTACGCTGGTTATTGATGGCCGGACACGTTATGTCGTCGGTTGGAGCCTGAGCCTCGCTGAGAACGTCATCGCGGTGGCCGATGCGTTGCGCCACGGTATGCAGCATCACGGTATACCGCTGATCTACTACTCAGATAACGGTGCGGGCCAGACTGCCAACATATTAGACGCTGATATTACGGGGATTTTTTCGCGGCTTGGCGTGGAGCATCCTACGGGTATTCCCGGCAACCCGCAGGCTCGTGGGATTATTGAGCGACTTAACCGCGAAATTCCCGCCCGTATCGCCCGTAAATTTGCCACTTATAACGGTAAATCTGCTGACCGTGAAACGGTTCGCATGCTCAGCGTTGACCTTAATTCAGCCTTTAATGCGCAAGGTAAGAATAAAGAGCTAAATAGCCGCCAAAAAGCGGCGATGGCTAAATTACCGTCATGGCGTCAGCTTATTGATGCCATAGAGGATGAGATTGAAGACTATAACGAAAGACATCGCCACAGCGAGCTCCCTTGTCGTGAAGACGGTAAGCACTATACCGCTGCGGAGTATCGGCAGTTGCTACTGGTCGATGAGACTATTGATCGTCTTTCTGATATTGAATTACGTGATATGTTCCGCCCGCAAATCATACGTACAGTTAATCGCGGTTGGTTCCCTCTCTTTAAGAATGAGTACTTTTCTCAGGATTTAATTCAGGTCGACGGTGAACAAGTTCTGGTTGAGTTCGATATCCACGATGCCAGCAGCGTTACCGTTCGCCGCCTTGATGGCTCATTTATCTGTACTGCCATCGTGAATGGCAATACCCACGCTGCCTTCCCAGTGGAGTACGTCCGGAAAGTGGCAAAAGACCGCCACAACAGACGTATGAAGCTTGTTGAGCAAAAAGCTGAAGAGATTAATGCCGAACTTAACCCGGTATTGACCGTTGATAATGCGCCTGATTTTGGCTCACTTATCCAGGGCGATATATCAAGAATTAATGATGACCGGGACGAGATGTTTTTATTCCAGTCTGATCGCGATGAATATTTAAAAGTACATGGCAATAAAAAAGCGGCTATTTGACGCCCATCAAATGCCGCTCATTCACTACATAGGAATTAAATCATGACAATTAAAAATGACCTTATAGAACTGATGGAACGTAAAAGCCTCAACCAAACACAGGTTTCACGCGCCATCGGTATGAGTACTGCCACCGTCAATCAATATCTACAAGATAAATATAACGGGGATTTAGAGAGGGTCAATAGTGAGGTACAGGCTTTCCTCGAACGTACTCGCGAGAAAGATAAAGCCCAGCGCGTAGACGTGAAGTTTGTTGCAACGTCAGCATCTAAAAAAGCGCTGGAAATTATCCGTATGGCCCACGTTGACGGTGAGATCAATGTGATTTACGGCGAGGCTGGGCTAGGTAAAACCATGGCATTAAAGGCTTACGCCAGCCAGAACTCCACCGCGCTGCTAATCGAAGTTGACCCCAGCTTTACCGCTCGCGTCTTGCTGGAGGAGATCTGTAACCGTTTGGGGCTATCCCCTCGCGGCAACATGCATGAAACCTTTGAGTTATGTACCAATAAATTACGTGATTCGGGCTATGTCTTGTTGATTGACGAGGGGGAGTTGCTGCCACATCGAACACTGGAAGTGCTGCGCCGTCTGCACGATAAAAGCGGTATCGGCGTTGTCCTGGTTGGTATGCCGCGACTGTTGATTAACCTGAAAGGTAAGCGTGGCGAATTCGTCCAACTTTATAGCCGTGTGGCATTTGCGCTCAATATCGGTAATGCGCTGCCTAAAGATGATGTCAGTGCCATTGCGGCCAGTGTGTTACCTGCGGTAGCAGATGATATCAATGAGGCGCTTTATCAGGAATCAAGAGGCAATGCCCGCCGCTTATTTAAGTTACTGCGCGGTGCAATTCGCCTTAGCCATATCAATGAAACACCCGTGGGTGTCGGTGCCGTTCGCCAAGCCGCCAAAATGTTAATTAATTAAGGAATAAGCCATGTGCCAATTGCCTATTAATAACCCGACCTTAATGAAGCCTATTAATCGCTTATTACGCGCCGGTATTAAAGTGGTGGAATTAAACACCCGCTTACGCCGTCCGATCATCGAAGTTGATCGCCCCTTTAAGGCATGGGAACAAGGCGCGGTTGAGATAACCGAAACCCGCAATGGCGTCCGTAGCCTGGTCAAAATGACCATCTGGCGCGGCGCTCATATCATCTGGAGATAGCCAGTTATGGCAAAAATAATCATCGAAGTTGTGGATGGTGGTCGCGTGAGTGTGAGTTGTCGCGTCGAACTATCCAAAAGTAATCAGTTTGAAAATGATGTGACAAATGGAATTGCTAATGGGTTAGCTGGTCATGTAGCAGTTAAAACCAAGCAAGTTATTGAATCTTTAGTTAAAACCAAACGAGGTAAGAAGCATGTCCACTGAAAACAAACAATTCACTGATAAAGCCGCTCCAGAGGGGTACTGGGTTGATGCTAAAGGTATTCTGACCCCAATCTCTCTGGTTAAAGATATCGACAAAATGCGCGATACATTAGTGGGTGACATTATCAATCGCGCACTGGTCGTTAACAAAATGCTGACCGAGTTTAAGTTGGCCACCTTTGCTGACATTGCCGCGTTCGTTGACCTGTCAGCCAATGAATACAATGTTTCACTGGGTGGTAAGAAAGGCAACGTCACGCTGTATACCTTTGACGGTAAATATAAAATCCAACGAGCCATGCAAGACCGCATTGCCTTTGATGAGCGCCTGCAAGCCGCTAAAGCGCTTATTGATGAATGCCTTGCTGATTGGGTTGAAGGTGCGCGGCCTGAAATTCATACCTTAATTAACCGGGCCTTTTCCTCGGATAAAGAGGGTGAGATCAATACCGGGGCAGTCTTGGCCCTGCGTCGTTATGACATTCAGGACTCACGCTGGTTACGGGCGATGGATGCCATCAGCGAAGCGGTGCAGGTTGTCGGCAGTCGTTCCTATGTCCGGGTTTATGAGCGTATTGGCGACAGTGACCAATATCAGGCCATCTCCCTTGATATCTCTGGAGTCTGATATGAATGCTAAAGAGTTCAACAAAAAATATCCCGTAGGTAGCAGTTTTATATACCAACCCAATAAAGTCTTACGAGGTGGTAAAGCAGTTAAAACCGTTGCAACGGCAAACGACTTTGAGCAAGGCGTTATCGTTGAAATTAATTTAGAGCCATGGTTTGCCAATATTAAGGCATTAACACCAGCAGGCTAAATTCAACCTTTATTAAGTCTCTTTTAGCTCTTAATTATTAACAATGGCGTAAACCCGCTGGGGCGCGCTTACGCCAAAATCATGGAAAACCATCATCATGAATAAAGAAAAGTATCTCGCCAAAATAAAGAAACTGCTGAATTTGGCTAAGCACAGTACCAATCCCAATGAAGCTGCCAATGCGATGAGTCAGGCCCAAAACTTGATGCGTGAGCATGGTCTGACATCTATTGATATCGACTTGATGGAAATCAACGAGGCAGGCAGTAAAGGCGCTCCCTCTCATGCTCAGGCTATCCCTAAATATATGGGGCTGCTGGCAGATATCATCTGTCGGGCTTTCGGCGTTAAGTGTTATATGACCTTTAAACGTAATTATTACACTACCGCTCAGCGTCAGGTTATTTTCTACGGCCCGAATGAACGCCCACAAATAGCAGCTTATGCCTTTGACGTACTCTCTCGCCAAATGATGAAAGCCCGCCGTGAATATACTGCGTCAATGCGCAAGAGCATTAAAGCCAGCACCAAAATAGCCCGAGGGGATACCTTCTGTGAGGGGTGGGTAATAGGCGCTTATCAGGTCATTAAAGATTTTACGGTTACAGATACCGAGGCAACCTTAATCACTGCCTACCACCGTAAATTGCAGAAAGATATTGGGCTGCAATCAGGCGATATGCGAGAGGCCAAAAAGTGTCGCGGGGCTGATGATGCTGCGGAGACTGGATATCGAGCGGGTAAAGATGCCAGCTTGCTTCATGCTGTCAATGGTACTGATTCTCAGCCTGCATTGATTGGGAGGTCATAATGGAAAATCTGTCTAAAACTGATTCATTGCGCCAGGCGCTGCAAGTGCTGGGGACTGCCACTGGCCGCGAACTGGCCAACTTCACTGGCTTACCGATTGATCGCGTTGGTGCGCTGTTGGCCTGTGATATCCGCAAAGGGCGCGTTGTCCGTGGCTGGAATGGAAAAATACGTTGCTATGGCATGGCTGGCACTCTCCAGGATACCGGCTCTGTTGTCGGTAAAGTTGGCTCAGGTAAGGGAAAAGGTAAGGTTCGTTACCTGCCATTGGGCGTCACCAATCCTGAGTTTAGGGCGTTGGCCCAGAAAGCGGTAGTCCTTGAACAACAATTCAAATACTCCAGCGCCATGTCTGCCTGGCTGGCAGCTGCTGACGCATCCATGCTGCTGGTCAACGAACAATGGTGCCTCCATCGTGCCATGTTTTGTGAGTCAGCCCAGTCTAAAGGCTGGGGAGGTCGCCCATGAAAGCCCATGTCAGCAGCCGGGAATATCAGGATAACGGCAACAAACGCATCTACACCCTGACAGATGGCAGTGTGGTTATCGAGTACCCCAAGTTGCCTGGGAAGTCGCGTTTCAACTTCTTTGATCATCGTGGAAATACAGTCCACAAGAACCAACAGCGCGTCGCCATGAAGCAAGCCGTTGAACACCATAAAAAACAATGGAAGGTGAAACCATGAGCCATTTTCTGAAAGGGTTGTCAGCCGATAAATTCAATCAAAAATACCCTGTAGGCAGTTGTTTTCATTATTTCTCTATTAAGGGTATCCCTGACAGCGTCGAGGTGGTCACGCGCACTGAAGCCTGGGCGCTAGGTCATGGGGATGTTGTTGTCAGCGTCAATGGCCGAGCCGGTGGGCTTCACATTGAGCATATGAAGCCTATTGCTATCGCCGACATTCCCCAGCAAAAAAACGAAGAATTAAGTAAGCCTGTGGCGTGGACTGATATCCAAGAGCTAGCTGACATGAAGAGCGGCACATATGGCAACATTTTCAACAGCAATTACATCAATACGTCAGACGGTCAGTGGATGCCTCTCTACTCGCAAGAATATGTTTCAACACTGATAACCCAATTGGAAGCAGCAAACGAGGCACTGAAAGGCGATCAAGTGCCGGTGGCTGTACTTTATAGAACTGGAGAAGTCTTCTCTCGCGCTGAATGTGCAGACGATAGAACTTTTGCCGTCTGCTGCAAAGTTGAGACACCGCTATTTACCGCCTCGCAAAAGCCTGTTGTACGCCAACACCATGCGGATTGGTCTGATGCGACTTTTGGTAATGTCGGTCCAGTTGGCCCACTGAAACACCTAAGCAAAGAAGCGTTAGAGGCAGCCGCATCACCTGGTGATCTATCTGAATGGGCTGACATGCAGTTTCTGTTTTGGGATGCACAACGCCGCGCTGGCATTACTGACGCGCAGATAGAACAGGCAATGATAGATAAGCTGGAAATCAATAAATCCAGAGTGTGGCCTGAACCAAAAGACGGCGAACCTCGTGAACACATCAAAGCCGGTTTCCCGGTAGAGGGGGAAATAAAGTGACCATTAGAGAAATCACCTTAATCTGTTGGGCTGTAGCGTCCTACATCTACCTTGGTTATTGCTGGGTCAGCATTCTGAAGCGGTTGGGTTGGGCAAGAAAAGATATTCACCCTTTTGCTTACATCGTAACCGTGTTGCTTTGGCCTGTGGGATTGATGCTTTTTGAAGCGCGGCTGATTGAAGAGGACTATGACGACAATGACTAAATACAACAATAAAGAGCAGGCAGCGGCGCGAAAGCGCCTCTCCCGCGCCCGTGCAAAGTCGCAGTTCGGTCAGCATCGTATTGAAATAGTTATCTCTGACCGTGGGTTTAAAATGCTGCTTGATGGCTGTAAGCGCCGTAATCCGGGTCGTAAACCATACATCCCCAGCGAGTATGTTGAGCTTTTAATCTTTTGTGACGGTGAGCGACTGGAGCGGCAAGAGGCTGAGTTAGGTCATTGCAATCACTGTGACTTGCCATTACCTACCGGTTGCAATACAGCGTTTGTAGGTGAATCACAATGTTGGTTTTATCGTGAGTCACGCACTTTAAATCTTACAGATGTGACCGGTCACGCTCAGTTGGATGAGGTGAAAAAATGACTAATTTGGGCCTGTTAAAAAGTCACCTTGCGTTGGGTGAAGACTACAGCGAAGAGCTGCTGCAAGTGCTCCAGTCGGCCTTTGATGAGATTACCTTCTCGCGGGCAAAGCTGCTTGAATTGGGCTGTTACTCTCCAGCGGATACTGCTGATTTATTGAGTGGCTGTGGAAAGCTAACACAGTACATCACTAAGTTTGAGCACAGCGAGGCTTATTCTGTAGGTTCTACCGCCCTTATTGGTGTGTTAGTCGCCCATCAAAATCAACGAACGGTTCTTGACCAACTGGTGACCTTAACGTGTCAAGGTGGCGTCTGGACGGCTCAGATAGCATTTGATGAGTTCCCCGTGCATAACTCCCCCGCAGCGGCAATGGATGAACTGTCTGACTGGCTTATCCGGTTGGGCTTGGCGACAAGAGTCAGTGATAGTTTACGGACTCAACTGGGGGTGTTATGGACAAAAAACTGATCCAGCTTATTCATGTGGGTAAGTCTGTCTTAGCATGGGACGATGAAACCTACCGCGATGTTATTTATCGACTTACCGGTAAAACCAGCTCGGCTCATTGTTCCATCGAGCAGCAAGAACGTATTGTGGCTTATATGCGGGCTCATGGATTTGAGCCTAAACCGACCCCAAAACGCGGACGTCGCCCCAGCGTTCCCGCCAGTAAGAAGACGATACTCAGTAAGATTGAGGCACTTCTGGCTGACGCAAACCGACCATGGGATTATGCTGAATCTATGGCGCAACATATGTTTCAGGTAAGATATGTTGATTGGTTGCCGCTGGATCAACTGACAAAACTGATGCAGGCATTGATTATTGATGCCAAACGTCGAGGGAAATCATGATGGATATTGAGCAGGTTAAAGCGCTATTGCCAGAGTCTGTCCAGCAGATTGCCGAGTTGATCGGTTATCCAGCCACAGCCCGCCTGCTCGATAAGTTGGGTGGCACCACCTTCCCAATAGGTAAAGGGTTGCGTGCACTTGGCGCAGCCCGTGCCACGTTGTTACGTGAGACCATTGGTGATGAGAACGCGCAACTGTTGGTCAAGCACTTTGGTGGGGAGGTTCTTTACCTCCCTCGTTGTGATCGGGCATTGCGTGAGTTGCGTAACCGTTCGTTCCTGGCTGAATTTGCGCAGTTGCGTGACAGTGGCGTCTCTTCTTTGATGGTGATGACGCAGCTATGCCCTAAATATGGCTTCTCTGATAGGTTCGCTTGGGGATTGTTAGAGAGGAATAAAAATAACGTTGAGTTACCACAAGACTCTTTATTCTGAGGTTGCAAATGAAAATAAAAAACATCATTTTTTATAGTTTATTAATTGTTAATTCTTCTGCTTTTGCTGATTCCAAGGCTGTTGGTAACGAGAGTATCCTGATACAGGGAGCGCTAAAAGATGGCTATCAAGCGCAGCGTAATCTCGCATTTGGATATAAGTCTGGTAAGGTTGTTTCAACTGGTGCGACTGACACACCTAAAAATGAAGTTAAAGCCTGTGCTTGGCGTAAGATTCTGCTAATAGCTAATCCAAATAAAATTGATGCTAGTGACCCAATAAATGAGCGGGCAGATTGTAGGAATCTTGACTTTAAAGAAGACGAAAATGTATGGCATATTGTCCACCAATATCTTCCCATGATTGACCAGATGAAAGTGAAGGGTAAATACATGGCTAAACATGATGACGAAAAAGTAAAAAGTGAGGATATTGAAATTATAGATATTGATGGCTAATAACCACTGAACCCCTTCCACTGATTATATAAAGCCACAACAGCAATACTGACACCATCCCAACCCATTGGATGGTGTCATGCAAATCTCCCTATCACAGTTTCAACTCGCCGCCTCTTTATCTCCCGCGCTCGCATCGCGTTGGTATCCGCATATCTTGTCAGCAATGAAAGAATTCGGTATTGATACCCCCCGTAGCCAGGCTGCGTTTATTGCACAAATCGGGCATGAAAGCGGGGGTTTTAAAGCACTGGTCGAGTCATTTAATTACAGCGTAATGGGCTTAAAAACCACCTTTAGTAGCCGTTTAACAGCCGGGCAATGCGAGATGTTGGGCCGACAACCTGGCGAGACCGTTGTTCCTATTGAGCGTCAAAAAGCCATTGCTAACCTTGTTTACCACAAACGTTATGGTAATAACGCGCCCGGAGATGGCTGGAGATTCCGTGGCCGTGGTCTGAAACAAATTACCTTTTTGGATAATTATTACCGCTGTGGCCATGCACTAGAAATCGACTTGATCATCAACCCGGATTTACTGTTGCAAGATGATTATGCCGCACGCTCTGCGGGTTGGTTCTGGTACGCAAACAACTGCAACGAATATGCGGATAACGGTAGCTTTGTTCGCTTGACCAAAGTCATTAACGGCGGAAGCAACGGCCTTGCTGATCGTCAGGCCCGCTTGCTCATTGCCGAGCGTGTCCTATGTCTCTAATCAAAACCCTCAAAGAATTAATCACCAATCCTTCATCAGGGCGGTTATCAACCTCAGATACCACTCTGGTGGGGGCGTTTATCGTGTCCTCTCTCGCGTTGCTGTGGGCCACTATCTTTGGCCAGTCTGGTGATATCTGGTTCAGCCTTTATCTGGCCGCGTGGGTCACTCAAAACCAGGCATCAAAATATCAGGCGCTAAAACGAGATAAGGAGCTGGCCAGTGGCACTTCTGAAACTCCTTAA